AAATGCTACAGGCGACGATCGTTCGTTGTTCCTGAAGCTGTATGCTGGTGAAGTATTAACTGCTTTCCAACATACTAACATTGCGATGCCTTTGCACCGCACACGTACAATTTCAAATGGTAAGAGCGCATCATTCCCTCTAACAGGTTATGCAGCTGCTGAATACCATACTCCAGGCACAATGATTGATCCTGGTAAAGTTAAGCATGGCGAGCGTATCGTTACTGTTGATGACTTACTAATCTCACCTACTTTCATCGCTAACATTGATGAAGCTATGAATCACTACGATGTTCGTGGTATCTACGCTAAAGAGTCTGGTGCTGCATTAGCACGTCAAGCTGACCGTAACATCTTCCGTATCGTTGCTAAAGCTGCGTCTATCGCGTCTAACGCTGCTGACGTTGGTTCTGGTCTAACATACGCTAACGTTGCTGCTAAAGCTGCTGCTCTACTTGGTTCTTCATTTGATGATGAAACTTACACAGATAACGTAACTATCGGTACTACAGCTGCTGATGCTACAGATCCAGCTAAAATTACAGCTGCTATCTACTCAGCATTAGAAGAGTTCACTAAGAAGAACGTACCTATGGAAAATGCGGTATGTGTACTTCCGCCTGAGCAGTACTACGCTATGCTAAATGTATCTGATACTACTAAAGCGACTTGGTTAAACAGGGACGTTGGTGGTGCAGGTTCAGTATCTGGCGGCGTTGTACCTATGGTTGGTGGCGTCAAGATTATGATGTCTAACCACTTACCAACAACTAATCAATCATCAGCTCTGTCTGATAATGATGAGTCTCCAATCACTACATCACGTACTGGCGCTTATAAAGGCGACTTCTCTGATGTTCGTGGTCTTATCTTCACTCCTGATGCAGCAGCTACAGTTAAGCTTATGGATCTTGGTGTTGAGTCTGAGTACCAAATCGAACGTCAAGGTACATTGATGGTTTCAAAATACGCGATGGGTCACAACATCCTTCGCCCAGGTTGCGCTATCGCATTATTGTCTGCGTAACTAATTAAATCTAAGGGATCCTGTGTTTCGGCATGGGTTCCCTTTTTTTTCGAGGTAAATATGACTCCAACTACAAAACTAGAAGCAGTAAACATAATACTAAGCAGTATTGGTGAGTCGCCAGTCAACTCTTTGAATTCCGGCTTGGTAGACGCTGAGATGGCTGAAACTATTCTCGAATCAATCAGCCGTGATGTTCAGTCACAAGGCTGGCACTTCAATACAGAAATTAAAATGAAGGTCGTTCCAAACAATTCTAACGAGATCGTCCTTCCTAATGACTGCCTACGTGTAGATTTACACGGGTATTCACAATCAGATTATGTCCAAAGAGGAAAGAAACTTTATAACAAAACTAATCATACATTCACGATCACTGAAACTCTTGAAGTAGATATGGTTGTTCTTCTTCCTTTTGAAGACACTCCAGAAGCATTAAGACGCTACGTAACTGTTAAGGCAGCAAGAGTCTTCCAAGATCGAGCTGTGGGATCTGTAGAACTCCACGGTTTCCAAGAGAAAGATGAAATGTTGGCTTTAGTTGAGCTTAAAGATGCTGAATCAAATACAGGAGATTACTCAATATTTGATAACTACGATGTGTACAGAATCATCGATAGGAATATAACAACAACATTATAGAGGTGAGCAATGCCATTAATTTCAGAATCGATACCCAATCTCATTAATGGGGTATCACAGCAGCCACCTTCTTTACGTCTTAAAACACAAGCAGAGGTACAGGAAAATGGCTTATCAACTGTTGTTGATGGTTTAAAGAAAAGACCAGGAACTGTAAATGTTGGAAAGCTACTTAATTCTGGAACAGCAACTAACGCTTTTATACACACTATTCGTCGTGATGCTGATGAGCTTTATACACTGGTAATTACAAGTTCGAATATTTATGTGTTTGACCAAGATGGTAATGCAAGAACTGTTACAGGATCTGCAACTTATTTAAGTGGATTGACAAACCCATCAAAAGAATTAACAGCAACATCAATTGCTGACTACACATTTATTGTAAATAAAAATACAACAGTACTTAAGGACACCACGACTTCTACAGTTCGTCCTGATGAAGCCCTTGTTTATTGTAAGCAAGGTGATTATGAAACAACTTATAGTGTAACAATTTATTACAATGGAACATCTTATACAGCCTCATATACAACACAAGATTCATCTGTTGCATCAAATCAGGCTAGTGTTAAGACCGATAATATTTCTCAACAATTGCAGAATGCTTTAAACAGCAACTTACCTAGTTACTTCACAATTGTTGATTACGATTCAACTTTCTACATAAAGCGTACAGATGGTGGCACATTTAAAATTGGAGCTTCTGACTCACGCGGTGACACATTCTTATATGCATTCAAAGGACAAACTAAAGACTTCTTAGATCTACCTGATAAAGGTGAATTAGGTTTCACTATTATGATCAGAGGTCAGTCTGATGATGATGAAGATGACTACTATGTAGAATTACAAGATCCTACTAACTCAGGCCAATATGTTTGGAAAGAGGTAGTAGAGCCAGGTGCTGATATTCGTATCGACGCCTCCACAATGCCTCACCAATTAGTGAAGCAAACTAATGGTAGCTTTGTATTCCAAGAAGCACCTTGGGAGGATCGTGCAGCTGGTGATGACAACACAAATCCATTCCCTAGCTTTATAGATAATAAGCTGAATGACATCTTCCTACACAGGAATCGCTTAGGTTTCTTAAGTGATGAAAATGTCATATTTAGTGAAGCAGGGGAGTACTATAACTTTTTCCAAAGAACGGTATTCTCATTACTAGACTCAGCTCGTATTGACGTAGCTGTATCTAATAACCAAGTATCGATTCTTAAGCACGCTGTGCCTTTCAATAAGTCACTATTGATCTTCTCAGATCTAACTCAGTTTAATTTACAAGCTCAAGACTTATTGACTCCAGCTAGTGTGTCTATTGACGTTGCTACTAACTTCGAGGCATCTCTTAGAACTAAACCAGCAACAGCAGGTAGATTCGTATTCTTCCCTACCCAAAGAGGTAAGTGGTCAGGTATACGTGAATACTTCATTGAGGATTCCACAGAATCTAATGCAAATGCTGTAGAGATCACTTCGCATATCCCAAGATATATTGAAGGTGAAGTTACCAAAATGGTGGCCTCATCTAATGAAGATACATTATTAATATTAACCGAAGATGATCCTCAAGCAGTTTATATCAATAGATATTATTGGACTGGTGAACAAAAGGTTCAGAACTCATGGAGCCGTTGGACGTTTGATGGTGATGTCTTAAATGTAGACTTTAACCAATCAGACATCTTTATTGTAATTGAAAGATCTGACGGTATTTATTTAGAAACAATCAACCTATCTCAAGATGTAGCTACAGCAATCACTGATGGTGGCTGGAGTTGTCATTTAGATAGGCGTGTAACATTAACATCCGGTGGTACTACTACCGTCCCATACACAGATAGCAATCTGACATATATCACTGATAAAGGTGACATTATTGCAGCAGCTGATGTGAGTGCTAAGTTAACAGCAGGACGTACAGTATTCGCTGGCATACCTTTTACATTTAGGTATGAATTTTCAGAGCTCGTAGTAAAAGAAGATAATGAGCCAATCACTATAGGTAGATTACAAGTTCGACGCATGGGTGTCGTATACAGTAACTCTGGTTATTTTAAAGCTGTAATCACCCCCACTAAACGTACTTCATCAGAAGTTGTCTTTACAGGTCGTCTAGTAGGTGCAAGTACCAACTTACTTGGTAAAGTTCCTCTAGCTACAGGCACATTTAAACTTCCAGTACTAGCTAAGGCTAGTGAAGTAAAAATCGAATTAGTTAGTGATTCCCATCTACCTTGTCAATTCCAATCAGCGGAATGGGAAGGGTATTTCGTACTACGCTCGAAAAGGAGATAACAGATGGCATATTTTCGTGCGGCTAAAAAAGAAGATGTTGATTTACTTGCTTCTCAGATCCGCACGGGAGATGTCAAAGAACTCTGGCATTCACACGGCATGGAGCCTAAGGAAGCACTAGACATCTCATTTAGCGACTCAGTTGAGGTGTTTACTATCATCTATGACGAACAGCCTATAGGCATGTTTGGCTATGGAGAGATTGATGAAAACATTGGTGTCCCTTGGTTATTAGCCTCAGACAAGCTTCCTGAGATTGCTAGAGAATTCCTAAGAGGATCTAAAGAATGGATAGAGGATGTACTCACTAAAAAGTACATGCTTTTTAATTATGTCCATGCAGATAACAAAGAAGCTATTAGATGGTTGGAATGGTTAGGTTTTAAATTTTTAAGACGAATAGAGAACTTCGGTAAGAACCCAGCTCCATTCCTAGAATTTGTAATTATTCGAGAGGATTAATATGTGCGATTTAGCAACAGTGCTGACTGTAGCCAGCGGTGTGATGGAACACAACGCTCAGGTTAAAGCAGCTAATGCTCAGAATGAGCGATATAAAGAAAATGCACGTAATGCTCGTATAGCTCGAGATGATGAGAATCGTGCAGTTAATCGACGTCTAGACCAAGAAGCTGATGCAGCTAACGCGGAGAAGATGAAAGAAGATCTCGAGTCTTTAAAGAAACAAGGTACAGCTAGGACTGCCGCAGGTGAGTCTAATGTTTCTGGTGGATCAGTGAGTGCGCTCCTGAGAGATATCCAGAGAACTGGAGCTGTCGAGCAAAACACAATTGACCGTAACTTTGACATGGTGAAACAACAGTCTTTGGATCAAAAGGCAGGTATCCAGTCTAGTTATAAAAATAGAGTAAATAGTGTTCAAAAAGGTTATGCACCTTCTATTGGACAGTCATTGGGCAAGATTGGTGTTGGAGTTGGTACTAACTTCGCTAGCACCCACACTACATTATCAGCTGGCCAGAAGAACTGGGGTTACAAAGATACAGCTAAGAAGATGTGGAGTTCTTGGTAATTAATTAAGGAGACATATGGCTAAGCGAGTACAAGTCGATAGGACGAGTCCTACCCGTCAGTTACGCCCTACAGCCTCTCCCGTCTCTACCTATGTTGTTCCTGAATACGTAGACCCACGTGTTGGTAAGGAAGCAGAGGCTCTTTCAAAACTCTTTGGTGGTGCAGCTGAGGCTGCGACGAGTTTGAGAAATACAGAATGGGAACAAGAAAGTAGTAGGGATGCAGTTAAATCACGAGCAGACTTTGCTCTATTCAAAAACGATATATCAGCAGAAGCTCTACGTTTAAAACCAAATGAAGTAGAACCTTTTGTAAGAGAAAAATTTAATGAGAGATTCCAGGGGTCTATAGAGAACCCAGAGTCTCCTTGGTACATGCAGCACCTAACCAGTGAGTTAGATGACTTCATGCCAAAAGCCATTAATAAGGCAGCTGAAAATGATCTTAATCTTAGGATTGAGCAGGAATCTGATAATTTCTCAATCACTGTACAAGATGTAATCAATGAAGTTGTTGAAGGTGGTGGAGATCAAAATGCAATTAACAAAGCTATTGAGGCAGTAATTAGTGCTCAGTATGCAGATGGCAAAGGCCTATTAGATCGTACAGCCTTAAACACTATCGTTGCACAAGTAGGTGCTGACGAAGCTAATCAAGGTAATGACTACGTCCTTAACTGGATGAGATCTAATAAGCTTGATAAAACAAATAACGCAGCATACGAAAGACCACTTAACACCATGCTTGGTAATGAAGCAGGGCGTAATAATGGACAGTGGTTATTCGATATTAGTCGTGACATGCGTGATCTTGCAGCAAGAGGTGAAGAAAAGACTCTTCGTACTATTGCTCCAACAATCATGGCAGCAGGCCAAGAGCGTGGTATCAATGATTTCCAATGGCTTAATGGTCTTATCGATAAAGCTGCAACTCAAAAAGCAAAGCTAATTGAAGAAGCTAAATACGAAGCCTTTCTTAATCAAGCAACTAATCAGGTATTGATTGATGGTGTATTACCTACAGAATCATTCAATGTCCCTGGAACAGATAAAACAGTAACTGTCTCTGACATTAAACATAGAGTCTTTAGTGTTTACCAAGACTCCTTCAGTATCTTAGCTCAGGGCGATGATTTCCTTAAGGATCCTGAGAATGCTGATGATTTTGCCAAAGCACAAGATGTGGCTGCAATTGTTGTTCCTAGAATTAAGGTGCCAGCATTTGAAGCTAAGTTCACAGCATCTCTACGTGACCTTTCGCGTTATAACGAAGGAGATAAACTAGATCAAGAAGGATTCACAAGACAACAACGTGAATTCGCTCAATTATCTCAGATTGCTAATCATATACAACAATATGGTGGTGAAGCAGGACTACTGCTGCAACTAGGTGAGCGTAACTATAAGGTTTGGAAATCTATTCAGGCTGCACAACTAGCTAGTGTTCCAGCAGAAACTATTGCTAAGAGCGTAGCTAATCCACAAGTGTTCAACATTGATAAAGAAATACTTGATTCAATGATGGCTGACACAACTGATCCAGATCGTAATGAAGTTATGTTTGGTCTATGGACTTGGGATGCTAATGCAGCTGAGGGTGACCCATACCGTCGTAACTGGTTAAAAGAACAATACAAGCTAGCACTAGGTGCGGCCGGTGGTGTTGATTCTGAAGCTTTACGTCAAGGTGTAATGCAAGACTTTATTAATAATCATGCATACATCACTTTCGAGAATGGTGTTACAGCTACTATTCCTATTAATAATGTAGAGCTGATGAATGCTTTTGCAGATAAGAAGATTGGTAAAGATGGTAAACCATATCTAGCTGCGGTTCCTGTAGATGTAATGCAGGAAAGAATGCAGAAGACTATGGACTTCTTCGTTGCAGATTATAGAGAACGTGTAAGTAACAATGAGATCCTAGATTTCAATCCAGACGCAGTTTTCCATTTCTCACCTCATCCATACAAAAAGAACATGTATCAAGTTACTGATCAAAACGGTAACACAGTTCAAAACATCAAATACTCACAGATGAGATCTTGGTGGTGGGAATCAGAAGCAAGAACAATTGAAGATAGCAAACGGGAGAACAAATACGGTACGCAAGATAACCTATTACCAGATGGAGCATAAATATGGCTGATAAATTAATACCTGATTCAGGGCAAAAGATTATGCCTTTGGGTGAGGATAAAGAGCTAAATGATCCAAACATCAACTTTACTCCTAATCCTTTTTCAATCACTGGGGATTCCTATGATCAAACTGCGGAATCTGAATATTTATATAGGATGCCTGAAGACGACCAGGAAGCTGAGATGTCTTGGGGCACTGCCTTATTTGAAGGTGGTGTAAAGACTTGGACTCCTTCAGTTGCTTACAGTGCAATGACTGAAGAAGACTTCGAGGCTGATCCTAATTTCGTATGGAATAGAGAACGTGCTGAGAAATACTTAGGCGGTCTTTATGATTCTTTTAAAGATTACGTTACAGATGCTAAGTCTGATCAAGAAGCTGAATACAAAGCTAAGTACGCTTTAGAGCGTCAAAAGATTTACGAGGATCTTGCAAACTCAGGCTGGGATAAAACTCTAGCTGCAGGTGTTGTATCTGCACTAGACCCAGTAGAGATTGCAGCAGTAACAGCAGCAACTTGGGGATGGGGTAACTTAGTTACTGTTCCTAAACGTTTAGCTAAAGCAGCTGAAAACATCGATGATGTCTTATCTTTCCGTGGCAAGATCTACAGAAACTTAGATGACCTTAAGGCAGCTCAGACACCTAGCAAGCAATTTGCAAAAGGTGCAGGTAAATCTATGGCAGCAGTGCTTCCTTTTGAAGCATTCAAGACTGCTTATCTACCTGAATGGGATGAGGGTGATCTAGGGCTAGTATTAGCCACTGCAGGAGCTTTAGGAGGCACAATTGATGCTGTCCCTGCCTACTTCAATAAAGTCAAGAATATGGAGTATTACAGGCGTCGTACGGCACCAGGAATGCCTAAGTTAACTGCTCAGGAAGAAGATATTTTTAAAGACATTATCGGAACGGATGCAGTAGCAAGAACAGTAAAACAGCTTGACACATTCGAGGCTAAATTGGCTGATGAGGGAGATGGATTAAATCTAGAAGCTCTCGATTATAACAAGCCAGGTAAATATCAAGATGATGCTAAACAACTAGGAACATGGAAGTTCTTATCATTAGGACTACGTGAAAAGGTATCAGCCGTAGCTAGAACTATGGCAAGTAAGAATCCATTTACTCGTATTGAGGGTGAAAGACTTGGTCTTAACTCTGCAGGTAAAAGGGATCGCTCAGCAGTACCATTCTCAGCATTGGAATGGCAGGCCTGGGTACAAAATACATCAGTAGGACGTTCTTACTTAGTTTGGCAAAAGAATGCTAAGAAATGGGCTGATCAACAAGGCTCAGGCTATGGGATGAATCCTTTAGCTAACATTCGTAAAGAAATGGAATACATGGAAGCTGTTACAAAAGCAGTTCGCCGTGGGGGCTCAGATGATCCACTCATCCAAGAGGGTGTGAATATGTGGATTCGTGAGCAGCGTGAATTATTAGAAATGGCAAAGAATGCCAATGTTCGTGGTGCTAAGGATGTCGATTGGGACGATCTATACGTACCTCGTATTACAGACAATGCTAAATGGGATGGATTCATTCAAAAATATGGTGAAGACAATCTTATTAAACTTCTTAAAGGTGCAATTAAGTCAGCTCAGAAAGAACTAGATGATGAAATAGCTGAGATGATTGCAACTGGTTATGTCAAAGGTGTTACCAAAAGGGTAATGATTGATTTAACTGAAGGAACCAACATGGCACACATGGGGATCTATGAGGATGGCCTATCGGAGATCCGAGATGGTCTTATGGCTAAATTCAATGATGAGAAAATGGTGGATGACATCATGGCTCAAATTGAAGAGACATTCCCTGATGCTGCTAAGAAAGGTGGAGAGATTTCTCGTATGAGACGTCGTGTTGAACTCGATGAAACTTTCCAAATGAAAATTAACAACGAGATTGTTAGTTTTGAAGACCTTCTTAAGAATGATCTAAAAGATCTACATCAAATGTACACATATCAAATGGGTGGTGCTATTGGCCTAGCCCGTAATGGTATTGAACGTGAAGGTATGGACAGTTATCAGAACATACTTAATAAACGTCGTAATAATGTACAAGGGATGAATGCAGATCAAATCGCAAAGAACAATAAAGAAATTGAATCTCTGCAATTTATGTATGACGGCATCACAGGCCGCCTAGCTCATGGTGATAACTTTTTAGGCATGGGTGAAAGAGGAAAAGTCTGGGCTCGTAGAATTCGTGAATATAACTTCATTAGATCTATGGGAGCCTCAGGTATCCCGACAATGGTAGAAACAATGGCTACCTTATTTGAACACAGTGCTAAGACACTTTGGCAAGGTATTCCTCGTCTTCGTAAGATGATTAAGAAGATGGAGAATGGTGAACTGGATGATGTTTTATTCAGGGAAATGATGCATGCCACAGGTGTAGGTACTGATCTAATCACAGGACGTGTTAGAGCATACTTTGATGACTACGAGACAGATATGATCAAAAGTGGTTATACAAAGTTTGATGCTGCACTAGCTGAAGGACGACAGTTCACAGCTAAGGCATCTGGAATGTTACCTATGACTGCCATGATGCGTAGAGCAGATGGTATGTTTTATGCCTACGATTGGTTTAATGCTGCAATGAAAGGTAAAGCACCTTATGCATCTATTAAGCTAGAACAGCTAGGTATAGATGACACTTCGATGTCTCTAATAATGAAGATGATTAAGAAGCACGCTAAGAAAGACAGCAAAGGTCGCTTAGTAACTCTTAACCTGGATAAATGGAAGAAGTCTGGTAAAGAAGGGAATATTGCTTATACAAAATTCTCACAATCAGCTTCTAGGCATTCAATGCAGTCTATTCAGGAAACCAACATCGGTTCTGTAAATAGGTTCTTAAGATCTGAAATGGGTAAAACTATGGGGCAGTTCTTGTCTTATGTTTTAGCTGCACAAGAGCAACAGTTTCAGCGGCATGCTGCACGTATGATGAATGGTGATATCAAATCAGCAGCTTTAGTACTTAGTACAAGCTCAATGATGTCAACGTTAGCTTATGTAACTGGTGTTTACTACAGATCAACTGGGATGTCTGAACAAAGACGTAAGAAATACCTTAAGGAACGCTTAGCTCCATCGAGATTATTCATGGATGGTGCTGTTGGTTACTTGGGAGCTATGTCTTTCCAGATGACTGCTTTCCAACGTTTCAGAGAATCTAATCTCGTATCTAACCCGACACTCGATCTTTTCCGCTTAGTGCAAGACACATCTGCGGCAATTAAAGATAGCGCGTCTGGAGATAAATCAATGTCAGAAGCAGCCTTTAGGCGAATGATTGGCCTACTACCGTTACCAATGAATTGGTATCCATTAGGGGTAGCAGCAAATTACATCTCAGCAGAGGCAACAAAATAATTAAGGGGCTTAAGTGCCCCTTTTCTTAAGGGGTACAAATGGCTTATTCATATACAGAATATACAGGTGATGGAACTACTCAAACTTTTACAATTCCATTCGCTTATGAGGCTGAATCAGAAGTAGCAGTATTCGTTGCAGGTACGCAACTAGCTAGCTCAGATTTTAGCTTCTTATCTACAAGTACAATTAGTATTAATACTGCTCCAGCGAACAACACTAACGTTCGTGTAGAGAGAAACACAGACTTAACTAACAGAGCTGTGGACTTTGTAGATGGTGCGGTTCTATCTGAAGCAGATTTAGATACCGCGATGATCCAAGTTTTCCATGGAGCTCAAGAGGCTATCGATACAGCTAACGATGCTGTCTCTCTTGATGCCGATGGTACATTCGATGCGCAAAATAGACGTATCAAGAATGTAGCGGATCCTTCAGCTGCTCAAGATGCAGCAACAAAGAATTACATTGAGAATGTTTGGTTGACACCTTCTGATAAGACTCAATTAAACAATCTTAATCTTACAAATTTAAACACAGTTGCAACAGACATCAGCAACGTAAATACAACAGCAACTAATATTACAAATGTAAACACAGTTGCTTCTGATATAACTGATGTAAATACAGTGGCTGGTGATTCAGCAGACATTCAAACTCTTGCCGCAATCTCTACAGATATCACAACTGCTGCTGGTATCTCTTCAGATATCACTACAGTAGCTGCGAAAGCTGCAGCTGTTCAAAAGGTAGCTGACGATCTTAACGAACAAATCTCAGAAGTTGAGACTGTCGCTAATGATCTAAATGAAATCACATCAGAAATTGAGACTGTTGCTAATAGTATTACTAATGTTGATACTGTTGGAACCAATATTGGCAATGTAAATACAGTAGCTGGTATTAGTTCTAATGTAACTTCTGTTGCAGGCAACGCATCAAATATTAATGCAGCTGTATCTAATGCAGCTAATATCAATGCAGCAGTAAGTAATGCAAATAACATTACAGCTGTCGCTAATAACGAAACAAATATAAATGCTGTTAACGCTAACTCAACTAATATCAATACAGTTGCAGGTAACAATACAAACGTTACAACTGTCGCTGGTATTAGCACTAACGTAAGTACAGTAGCTGGGATTTCCTCAGATGTAACTGCGGTAGCTAATATTTCTCAAGACATCCAAGATGTCCAAGATAAATTAACTGAGTTACAGACTGTATCTAACGATCTAAACGAAGCTACATCAGAAATTGAAACAGTAGCAGCAAGTATTGCTAATGTTGATTCAGTTGGTACAAATATTAATAACGTAAATACTGTTGCAGCTAATCTCACAAACGTTAACAATTTTGCAGATCAATACTCTGTAGGAAATACACAACCTTCTAGTCCAACTGATGGTGACCTTTGGTTTGATACCTCAGCTAATGTAATGAAGGTTTACAACGGTTCTGGTTTTATTAACGCAGGATCTGCGGTTAACGGTATTAACAACTCAGTTGAATATACAGCTACTGCTGGTCAGACAACATTCAATGCTACATATGACTCAGGTTTTGTTGAAGTCTATATGAATGGTATTCGTCTAGATGATGCAGATTTCACAGCGACTAATGGATCTACAGTTGTTCTTAATTCAGGGGCTGCTGCAGGAGACACTGTTTATATACAAGCATTTGGAACTTTCGAGTTATTAAATACAGGTATTAATGATCTTACTGATGTAAATACAACAGGTGTCGCTGATGGCCAAGCACTTTTATATAACTCAACAACAAGTAAATTTGAAGCAGCGGATGTAGATGCACTACCTACTCAAACTGGTAACTCAGGTAAGTATTTAACTACTGATGGTACTAATTCTTCTTGGGCAGATGTAGATGCTTTACCTTCTCAAACTGGTAACTCAGGTAAGTATTTAACTACTGATGGATCAACTACATCTTGGGCTAACACGGGCGCAGCCGCTGGAGTGTTCTGGGAAAACGATCAGACCCTGGCTGCTGATTACACAATCACTACTGGTAAGAACGCAGGCACATTTGGTGCGATAACAATTAATAGTGGTGTAACAGTAACAGTACCAACTGGTTCAACTTGGACAATAGTATAGGAATAGATTATGGCAATTACAATTAATGGTTCAGGAACAATAACTGGTGTATCAACAGGTGGTTTACCTGATGGTTCAGTTGATGCAGATACTCTAGCAACCGATTCAGTAACAGCAGCAAAGTTAAAGTCTGATGCTATTACGCAGGGTGACTTACCTGCGGGTAGTGTGTTGCAGGTGATAACAGATGTTCATACTAGGTCAGCAACAATAGAACCAAACTCAACATCCTATATTGATACTGGTCTTGGTGCTTGGAGTATCACGCCAATCAGAGAAAATTCAAAAATTCTTATCCAGACACACGGATATGCAATGCACGTTAATCCAGGAAGTCCTGGCAACAGAGGTGGTGCTTGTAAATATTATTTTCAAGTTGCAGGAGGCGGGTATTCAGCCGCTTCAAGTTATTGGATAGATGGTTTGTATCAAAACGGAGGTGGATGGACAGACACCGCTGGGCATTCATCTTGGATTCATTCTCCTTCTTATACTTTAGGTCAGCAAATTGATTATAAAATGTATGCAAGAAAAGCAACTATCAACGGTAGTAATCAATGGTACTTCCATCATAGCGGTGGAATTCAGGGTCAGAATGATGGCACTTCTAATATTGTAACTTTTATTATGGAGATTGCGGGATGAATACTAAGACAAAATCAGATGCACTTCATAGTCTTACACCAGAGGCAGAGTGGTTATTAAATGGTGACGATTTGACTTGGTATTCACCA